ACAACATAAGCTTCCGCTTATCTTGCACGTATACATTCTCTTGTTTTTGCCATTGCTTTCGCAATCGCAACACAAATCAATCAACCAAAACCAAATTTTCTCGCAACAAATATTGACCATAGTTTGTTGCGCGTAACACTCACCAATATGGTCTCTCTTAAGAAAATGCCGGCTCAAGCCGGTGAGTTCTTTCGCAGTAAAACATCATCTGCTACTGAAACTGCACAGTTTCTGCATGATCTACATATCGCTAGCGCTATTACTCACATGAAAGCGTTCATCCGAACATCTTCAAAAACAGTACGCGTTAGCCATCTTCATGCAATTCTTAGCCTGTACACCAAGGCCCCAGCACTAACAGCGCTGTTTGATTACGTCGCTTCATTTGACGACGTTGCCGTTTTCTTTATGACGGTTACAGAAGCATACGCTTCTCACACGAACAACACTGTACCAACGCCCACCCCTCCACAACAACAAGAGGAAGGCGGCGTTGATGACGGCCAAGTTATACAGGCCGTAGGTGATGCAATTACAGAGAATATTGCATTTAACCCACTTGCAGAACCAGGACAACGTTGGCAGTTGGGCAATCTCCGCGATATTATTGCCCCGTTCATGGTCAAATGGGCCACGCCAATCCGTTTCATCACAGGAGTAGTCATCTTCATCTGTGCTCTGTTCGGAATCAAGCAAGCACTCAAAATCCCAGATCTCAAAGATCTGCTCACTGCTGTCACTGCTCTTGGCGGTATGCTTGGCAATTGTAAGTCCTCGTTCACTGTCATAACAGGCATTGTTGACACTGTTCTGAAAGTCGTTTATCAGTTCTTTGGCGTTGAATACGTCAAACCTGAGTACAAACATCTTTCGGAACTGTCCACCAGAGTCATGCATTTGTATGACCGCGCTACTGATATTCAGCGCCAGATGCGTGTTGATGCCTTTGGCTTGCAGGCCAGTGGCATTGGCGAAATTGAGGCTCTGTATGCTTCTCTGAAAGAGGAAGTGTTCCTCTGCACGAACGGTGATAAATCCAACTTCAATTTTGCTGGATACATGACTGAGATTCACGCTATTCTCAACGATCTGCGTACTATGATGTCTGACTTGTATAAGTCGAGCGTTGGTAAACAACACCCTACAGTCGTGTGGTTTTGTGGGCCACCAAATACAGGCAAAACACGCACTATGCATGACATGGCCGCCCTTCTTGCCAGAGACTTCAATTCATGCCCTTATCCGCGCACATTGTCGGATGAGTATTGGTCAGGGTATGCATACAACCCGGTCGTCACTTATGATGACATTGGCCAACACGTCGACAAAAAAGACATCGTCGAGTTCCATGCTTACTCGACCGAAGACTCCCGTGATGTCACTGGTGCAGCTATCGAAAAGAAAGGTCGACCCTTTGCATCGCAGTATATACTGTGCTCGTCGAATTCGACATGGATCTGCCCACCAGTTCCTCTTGAAGATATGCTCGCGGTTAATCGTCGCCGCCATTTCGTGGTTTACTGCCACAATCCCGCTGTACAAGCTTACAGCGATGAGAACAACGGCACGTTTCCCAACCACCCAGATTGGTGGAGACAGCATCCTAACAAGCTGTATTTCATCAATCCAACATTCGGAGCGCATTTTAAAAATGCCAACAATCAGAAGAACATGAAGTTCAACCCATCCGGCCCATATGTCATCAGGGAAACAAATATGGATGAGGTGTATCGTGTTGCTCGTAACCAAGAACTCTTCTATCGCGAGCAATACCGACAAAAATATGTTGCACTTTTTGGAGATAATCCGAATGCCAAGTTCACCATTCCGCGTGAACCAATTGCTTTCGATGAACAACTTCTCCCGGGCGTCATCTTCAGCTCCATCAAGCCTCTTGTGGGGCCGCCTAGAACGGAAACTGAAATCGCTCAATCGCTTGAATGCACAGATGCAGAAGCGATGGGTGCAAGGTATTTCGATGATCACAACGAAGTAATCGAATGTGCACGCATTTCCAAGGAAGATGGACGTTACACTAGCTCCATCGACGTCACTGTATTTAAAGCAGTGCGTGGTGAGATTGTTTACAATTACACCACTAATGTTGAAGTCGCCAACTTCGAACGGCGCCGTCTCCTGAACGCTCCTCCAAAGGAATTTGTTGTCATCGAGGAAACTCCTCAAGGCCTGCGAGTATTCGCACGGACGCGCGGAGAATCTGGCACGCGAACTCAAGCTAACGTTGTGTCGCGTGAAGTGAAACGCACATATCAACCATCAGTCGTATTGTATGGACCACCAGGCACGGGGAAAACTTTTCTCGTGCGCAGCACAGTCCCCGCAGAGCTTCTTTACGAGGTTCCCTGGGTGGAGAACATCGACTACGCTGCCATGGAAGGCAAAGTCGTTCTTTTGGACGATTTTTTGCTAGACGCTGAGCGTATGCGCACGGCAAAGGACATTGTTTCTTCGTACTACGAAGCTGGCAACCCAAGGAAGATTCGGCTCGTCATTATGACAGCCAACTGGGATACACAGTTTGCCAATTCGTTGACCGAGGACGATAAAACGTTCTTTTTGCGCCGTTCGCACGCTATCCGCGTAGAATATTCGCTCACACTCAAGGCGTATACAAGTGTGTGGGGTGGATCTCATGCAGCAGCCCTTAAAGGTTACGAATGCCGTGAAAGCGGTGTTAGTGTCTCTTGGGAGATGTACGAGCGAAATATGCATGGAGTCAAACCATCGCTTGGTGGTGTCAAACAACTTCTGAACGACATGATTAAAAATTCTTCTGTCGTCAATACCACTGTTGAATTTCTTGACGTAGTTCTCCCGGCGCCAAAACAACCGAACCTTGTTGTTAACATTGCACTTACACACAATGCCCAGCCAGACTGGAAGCATAGTTCATTTGTGAAATGCAATTATGACGATGAAGGTAACGCGTTGCCTGGCACAGCTTTGAGCAACCGCGACATGTATGAGATTGGGAAATCCATGCTTCCAATTCTCAACGAGCTCCGCCAAACGGGTATTATGAACCCCGGCGCAACTGTTGACGTCGTTAACCAGATGTGTAAGAAAGTTGATCTTCCGTTCGCTGACACCGTCATCAACATTGCTGGAAACGCATTTGGCGTTACGCAGATTTGCGGCCAGCTGATGATGTACCGTATTCAAAACATCGACTACGTGATTAACATTGTGCCTACTGGTGTGTGGATCAATGGCACATTTTATGGCTACGAAAACGAGCTGGATGTCAATATTGCGGCATTCCTGTCGCGCACGCAGCAAGTTCCAATGGCGCAACCAAACCTCAATGTTGAGGTGCATACGTTTGTGCCTAAGCCCATTGTGCCCATTGCGGAGTTCGTTGAGAACTCGCCTATCGTTGCAGGAATTCGCAAGATTACTGCTTGTATCGATATCGCGGCTATCATCGGCTCGTCTGCTGCTATTCTAATGAGTAGCGACTCAGTGACGAACGCTCCTGAGGAAAGACAAATAGAAGAAGAAACACAAGTCGAGTCACATGGGCATCAGCAACGCCGTGGTGGAGTCCGAGAGTTTGGAGCGGACCATGGGCATACTGATGCACGTGAAGATGACCTCCACGACACTCACCAACGTCGTGAGAAAACATCAGGGTCAGGACCTCGCCTCATTGATGGCCACACACAAGGCTACTGGACGTCGTATTGGCAAGCTGTTGGCAAAGGCGTGCGAACCAAGCAGGTCATGAATGGAGTGGGCCGTGGAACAAGCACCCCAATATACGTGGACAAGTCTACCAACAAGCGCTTCTATGTGCTGTATAATGAAGACATCAAGAAGTGCGAGCGTGTTTACCTCGAGTGCTTCGCAGGTAGTCCCATTGACAAGAACAAGATGTATCGCGTCATGTTTGAACGTGACGGGTACCGTCTTTGGGGCATCCTATACGACAAACAGGTGTATTACGCTGACCCACTTGATGCTACTTGGACCAAGTATCGTGGATGTGTTATTGCATATGACGAAATCCAGGCCGATCAATGGCATGTACCATCTCAATCATCATTCCAACAAGAGCGTGCCGCACTCGATAAGACTCGTGGCGTGATGTATAACATCGAGAAAGAAGATGGTGGAGAGCTTTTCCAAACGTTCTTCGCGCACTATTTTGTGCGTGAATGTGGTGAGCGCGGAGTGCCATGCAAAGAGCATGCCCCCAAGCTGCACTCTGCCATGCCGCCGCTCCAACGCCATCTTGATCCAGAGAACCGTCGTAAATCAAAAGATGGAAACAACAACCAAGGAGCATACGACCCAGAGGCTATCCGTCGAGTTCCAACACTCGAGAAGAATCGCGTCAAGATAGTCAATCAGGCTGGAGACTTCCTCCTGTCAGGCATAATGCTTAAACAACGTCTTGGGCTAACTACCCAACACGTTTTTGCACTTTTGCCTCCGGATGAGAAGTTCCTCGTCGAAATTAACGACAAATTTTACGACGTCGACATCATCAATCAGGACGTCTTTAACGACATCAGCACATTCCAAATTCGGGACAATACTCTTCCTTCATTTCCTGACATCACCAACCACATTCCTTCCCGCAGCGCACTAGCTGCGTTTGCCGGCAACCAAGATTGCCGCTTCGACGTGCTCATTCCAATTCATTGCGATAATGTTCTTGTTACGCAAATGTGCAACGCGAAGGTAGAATCAGAACGCACACCATCCAAGAAAGGGGAGAACGGCAGATTTGCCTATACTCAAAAAATGACCAAGTACGGGACCACTGGCGTCACTAAGCCTGGGGATTGTGGCTCACCAATCATTCTCGTAAGTCCGACAATGGGCAAGAAGTTCGCGGGTATTCATATTCGTGGTTCTGACAGCAAGTCCGTTGGAGCTATTCTGACGAGTGAGTATGTTACTGACATGCTCACCTCGACAGAAGCCGCACTTCCTGAGGATGGACAACACGTTCAGTCCGTCATCCCGCACCGCGCTATTCATTATCACGACGAAGATGATGGATGTTTGCCGCAGGATTGCTCAATTGCATTCCTTGGCACCCCAAAGGTGCGTGTACATGTGCCTGATTCCACCAAGAAGTACCGCTCTCTATTCGATTGGGAAGCAGTTATGCAGGATTATGAGTCACGCAAAACTGAGCCCACCATCCTCAGCAAGTTTGACCCTCGCCATCCAGAGGGTCGTGACCTGTATAAAGAGGCATTGTTGCGTTACGGCGGAGATGATATACCTATTCCTGCTGTCGAAATTGACATTGCAGTTGAAGACATCTCAAATGAGCTTATCAGTCTTATGTATGCACGCGACTTAAAGTTGCGTATGCTTACGACGACTGAGGCAATCAACACGCCGCACACCAACGAGTTTCCTAGCGCTCGTCCCATCGATCGTAGTGGCTCAGTGGGATTCCCATACGCGCAGACAAATTCCAATCGCGCCTCCAAGAATGACTATCTTGAGCGCAATGAAAAAGACGGAAACTATTATTGGAAGAAGAATGATGCTGATGCTGAGCAGATTTGCTCCGACATCAACCAGCTCATCCAAAATGGTCGCCGTGGCATCCACATGCATCAACCGTGGATTGCTTACTTGAAGGACGAACCGCAAAAATGCAAAAAGATCTACGACGCCGAAAAAGTGAAGACCCGAATGTTCTTTGGTGGTACCTTTGCGTATTACCTCGCCTATAGGCGAGCATTCGGAGCTGCAATGTTTCGACTTACGGAGCTTTTCGAGCACATTCCTCCCAAGGTGGGCATTTCAAGCCGATCGTTGGATTGGGACACGATGATCACTTCAATGTGCAACGTGTCCCCTACTGGATTCGCATCTGACATGTCGAACTGGGATGGCTGTGTTCCTAGTGCTTTCCTTCGTGCGCTCCCTCGCATCTACAACAACCTATACACAGCAATGGACCCCAATTGTACTGATGCAGACAACCTTCTCCGTATCACTCTCCACCGCTCAGTGGAAGGCGCGATTATTGTCGCCAAGGAGAATGTTGTGCAATTCAGTCATGGGATGACATCCGGATTTCCGGGCACAGCGATCGAAAATTCGTTGGTCAACTGGATGCTCTTTTACCTAGTTTATCGACGAATCATGAACGCAGCCAACCTTCCTCACACTTGGGAAGACTTTACTCGTGACGTTAAGCTCGCTGTTTACGGTGACGACAACGTTTGTGCGGTTAGACCTGAGGTCGAGAACGTGTTCAATTTTAACACGTTCAAATATGTTGCAGCAATGTATGGCTTTACCGTCACTGATGCCGCCAAATCTGGCGAAGAACAACCTGATGTTATGCCTGTCATTCAATGCGACTTTTTAAAGCGCAAAACACACAAGCTGGGCCCATATTGGGTTGGAAAGTTGGATATGGACTCGATCATCAAAAGTCTCACGTGGCAAAATTCATCACCTTCGTATTCATACAGGGGTGAATGGCGTACGAACACCAATGTGGCGGACCACGAGCGTATGATTCAGGCAGCTTTGCCTGAGGTCGCTTGTCATGGACGTGAAGTTTATGATGACTTTCGCATGAAGTGCCTTAAAGCACTCCGTGGGAAAGAAGTAAACGTTCGCGTGCCGAACTTCGACGACTTTGTAGCCACTCAAGGCTACCACGCTTAGTAGTTAATCACGTTCAGCGTACAAAATTTAGATGTTCATCAATTCGAGTAATCGCATAAATAAATATCATGTCGGGAATGGGAACAACGATGCCCGCTCAGGGTGAACAAGGTATTGATTCGTCAACCGCACCTGTTATGGCAGGCTCTGTCGCTGACAATCCTGCTTCAATTGCTCAAACAACTTCGGCAATTACTTTACCAGTGTTGCAGTCTGATGACTACATTTGGCACAACACCTATACCGTTTCAACGGAAATGCCACCAGGGACCATTTTTGCCATCATCCCTAACCACCCCGAGAAATGCAACTACGTTTCCAATCATCTCAGTCTTCTGTTTAACACATGGGTTGGAAACATGGTGCTACGATTTCGTTTGCTTGCTACCGCATTTTACGGTGGCAGCATCCGCGTAGCCATACTCCCACCCTCGTACACAGAGACTGAAATCGCCAACCTTCCGCTTCAGGTACTCACTGCTTACCAGAATACGGATCTCGACCCTAAAAATACCATCTGGAATCATTGCAAGTCGACGGATCAGCGTGAGTATGCTTTCCATTACAATAAGCCATATGATACCACAGATCGCACGACATTTGGAGGATATATCGTGTTCTTTGTCGCAGGCAAACTTGTGACACAATCTCCAGAAATTTCCACGATCCAAATGATTGTTGAAACTAAGGGAGAGTATATTTACGATCAACCGCGTGTTCCTCCGAGTGTATCACTTACAAAACACCCACTCGCTGATATTGTCAATATTCCATTGCGTGTACAACCACTAGCGGAAGCTTTTCTCTCGGCAAATACCCTTATGGTTTTGCCAAGCACTGTCAACGCAATAACATCAGGCAATCTCGGACATCAAGGCGTTGGCATGCAACAGTATATGCAACCAGGATATCTTCCAGAAGGTGCTACTGTCACTAACATTAACAAATTCAGGTATCTTACACCAAAAGCCTACGGCAAATCTAAACCTATTGGTCACGTTCATAGTGACGGTGCTTTTTATCATCCATCGAGTCTTCCTATTTACTCATACGATGAAGATAAAGTTCAAGATCCTCAATATCTTCAATGGACAGAAACGTCCGTTGTCAATCCACCACAATACAGATTAGCACAAATTGTGTGGAATAATGCAAATGACGCTCTAATCATGAGGACTAGTGGCTTTTCAATCTCAGCCACTCAAACCGGCGCCAACGAGTTGTATGAAAGTCTCGCTCTTACAGGAGGCGGATATATAAAGAAAGGTATTCCTACATTCACGCCTATGATGGCGCGCGACACGTATGAAACCATCACATACCCGCGTCCAAGTGCAGATTCTGGAGTTACGCTCGTTCCAACTGTTGCCGGTGAATCTATCGTTCTCTTCGCTGAAAACAATTTCGGCGCATACAATACCCAGACTCAGCTCATTGCACATGCATTGCAAGCATATCCAATTGATATGCAGAAATCCAATACATCATGGGTTTACCACTTGGTAAACGTTAACGGAACGCCTATCCTCGCCCTTCGCCTCAACCCTAATGGTGTTTTCACCACGAACAAGGCGAACGCATTGGTTAAGTACCCGATTAGCGAAAACGATACCAAGCTACGCTTTGTTGCTGAACTTCCAGTGAACGATCCTCTTCCGCCTGCAAGCGTCACTATGCAGGCAATTCGAAGCGAGCTTATTTACAATGCTCGCACAAAGACTACTGGAGCTCTTGAGGCGTCAGCCACCACTCTTTCATCTTATTAGATTTCAATAGCCTAAATATGGAACACGATGTCTTTTCTTGAAGATTTGCAGAAAAATGCGCATCCCGAATATATCGACTTGGCTCAAGCCGATAAACACCAGACAGCCGCATTTGACTATCTCAGCGATATGTCGTCGTTCCTCTCTAACCAACCCCCGGCCTATTCACAAAACGCTGCCTCCATGGGTAGTGGACTTAAGACAAGCCCTAGTTTTAACTGGGGCGGCTTTGCTGCTAGCGTTGCTGGTGGTTTGCCTGGCATGATTGCCTCGACCATCGGATCACTGACAACACTTGGCACCGACATTGACCGGAATAACATCCTTCGCCGTCAGGTGGAGGGTACTCTTGCTCTCAACACACAACAACTCAAGTTTCAACAGGACGCATTCGATACGAACTGGGGTGCTGCACGTAGTGTTGGCCTCGCCTCCCCCGCCCAATTTGGCGGAGCAGGAGGTGGAGTTTACTATGGAAGCTCCTCAGGCCCATCAACATCAATGGGCATGCGCGTTGGATCTGGGTCTCCATATGCTAGGTAATTACTATATATTCATATTTCATTACATGAAGTTTATATGTCATTCCAATGAATAACATGGAAAATGCACCTAATCTCCGTTCTAGCCATATTGGCCGAGATTTCAGCCGCCTTTCTAAAGTGGTTGGTGACATCGTGGCTCTCGCTTTTCGCGTTGCTGTTTTCAACAACGTCAATGAGCAGAATTATGACAACGCCATCCGCTCTCTTGAGAGGGCTAGGAATGCATTGCAAGGTCTCCTCGACAATCAGGAAAGCCTTGTTGAACGAGCACGTAGATCTCCTTGGCAGGATCCAGAACCCACAACTCCACTGGAAAAAGCAACTGTCACTCTCGTGGCAGAAAGATTCTGCCGTCTCGCATCTGATGTCGCCTCAACACCAAGGCGACTCTGGCATTACTTCACAGATCATGTACAAGTTAACCGCAATCTTGAGGAAAATCTTCTTAATGAAGAGCTCCAATACAAAAAGAAAGTGGCTGATAGGTGCAAGGTGCAAGAACTGTGCCAAACGATCATACAAGAAGCCTCACGTGATCAAGAACGTCCGTGGACCACCGTCAGATGTGAAGCGCGACGCAATATTGAGAGGATTATTTTGCGCGAGGTGCCGTATAGCACTTTTGCCGCAGTACCGCTTAGGGAATTCTTTCGATGTGCCGATTATTGGGCCTGTTTTCGCATGCCCACTCCCATCCTGTTAAGGGCGCTTCAACAACTGTGCACCCTTCCTGCTCGATATGAACAATACGAAATTGCTGCTCAAGCAGCCTGGATTGCGGATGCGCAATAACAACAACAAACACCATCATGCTATAACATCAGGATAACGAAGGAGTACTGTAAACTTCATTATACTTATATTATATATACTCATAAAATACAAAATGCCGCTTGGCACCAAAAACATTTTATAAGTGAAACGCATAAAACCCCAAACAAATATATACTTATTCACTATTTAGTCACGTAAGTTATTAGTCCCGTAAACGGCACTTACAATTTGTTTAAGATTTTTGATCTGGTCTCTAATTAGCATTAATTTGCAACATTAGATATCGCCTTCATATTTCTATGGGGGCGATGTTTTTGTTGTGGTTAGATTTTATTATTATTACAATTTAAATTAAATCAATTACAAAATTAT